TAGGGAGCCAAAGCTCCGTCAAGCCGGGTAGCCCCAGAGAGTTCAACCCAACCCAGGCCTCAGGCACGGGTACGACTTCTTCCGTAGACACGCAGCTGCCTACCGCAGAGGGTGAGCTTTTTGTTTACAGGCCAGATTTCAACAACCAGTTCGCTCAGTTATACATAGCAGTCGAGATCAACAGCACACTTGAATGGAAACTGGTAAGGCCCATGGGCTTCGGCATTGACACAAGAACGGGGGAAAGGTGGGATCCCAACGCCGAGTTCTACAGTCCATTGGCAACCTAGTCCGCTGCTTGATAAAGTAATGGGTTTTGGAGATCGTTGGAATAAATCAGGCAGCAGTCAGAGCAGGATTAATGCAGCCCTTGATTTTATAGGTTCCGGCAACTTCGGAGATACAATTAACGAAAACGTGCCAGTCTATGATACTGGTGGTGAAAGCTCTAATATAAACAAGTGTCGCAATTCCAATGACTGTGCATCTGGGTGGTCGTGTATATCCGGCTCTTGCGTGCCTCCTGGCGGCTCTGGTTCGTCGACAGGCGACAGCTTGAACGGCTCTTCGAGTCAGGACTGCGGAAGCGGGAGCGGCGATCCAGGAGGCGGTGGAGGGGGCTGCGGTACTGGGGCTGGCGGTGGAACCACGGGATGTAATCAGCCCGGCTGTGGAAACGGAAACGGTGGTGGTGGAGGGCTCCCGGGAAATTGTTGTGGTGAGAGGTGTTGCAGGCTTTCGTCGGGCTTTGTTCAGTGCTTCTGCGGTAAATGTCCACCTCCGGGTCGTTGTCAGAAGTATTGTGATAGCTTCTTCAAGTCCAACGGTCGTGCGGCAGAGGGCTGCAATGAATCATCCAAGTGCACAGAATGCGAGCAATGCACTGTCGTCCAAGGGATCACGGCGGTGTGCGTACCGATTGCCGAGGGTGGTCCGTGCTTCTGTGAAGGGGGTAACGGATGTTCCCAGTGCAGTAAATGTAAAGAAGACGGAACCTGTGAGTACGATTGCGCGAACTGTCAAACCTGCATCACTGTTTTTAACTATCCATGTTCTTGTGGACGTTTTACTTTCAGGTGTTGCGCCAGTGCTTGCAATGAGAATCCATTCGACACCAACAGTTGTATTGCTGATAACTGTGAGCAAGCATGTGGAGAGCCCGAGCCGCCAGACCCTTGCGCCCCGGAATGTGAGACCATTACTGAAACCGGACAGCCTGGAGGTAGCGCGCCAACATGCCCTTCCGATTACAGGCAGGTTGGCTCTATCACAGCTCAACACGACGACGGTGATGTAACGGTTGTTATCTGCCAAAAATGCAAACTGCCTCCAGAGTGCGAGCCCGCTGATTGCAATTGTCACCTCGACTGTCCTGACTGCCAGCTCTGTTCGTACGGAGCGTGCGCCCCTGATCCGGCCTGCTCTCCGTAGGAAAGAAGGTCAGCCGTCGGAAGCCTAGCCTAGCTTCTTGCTAGGTATGGCCGTTTTCCCTGATCGTATCGTACTTAAGAATTCTACGGATACTCAGGCTGCCATTGAGACGGCCATTGGCTCCGGTGGTACGGACGAGATCCAACAGGGTGAGCTGGTTATCGGTCGAGAGACTGGGTCAGCCCAGCTTTACACAGTAGACGCAGCGGGCAGTATCGTCACGATATCCGGCTCTGGAGGCGGCGGAAGCGGTGGCCTAGCTTTCTGGGGAGGGGGAGACTTTGATACTGGAACCTCTGATGGCGAGGCTGCTGACGGGGGAAGCTTTGACTAGGAATACTAGTCTAGCTTTCTGACTGATATGCCAGTTCCTTCGTATCGCGTACCAGTCAAGGTCGCTCGTGGTACTTATTCAAATCTTTCCTCGAATGTGGGGAGTCTGGAAGAAGGCGAGATTTGTTACGCTAATGACGAAAATGCAATATATGTCATAGAAGGCGGTGCTCTCACTAAAGCTACCGCTGACCTGTCGACTTCTTCGATTGGCGACCTTTCGGATGTCGACACCACTACGGCCGCGCCAACAGATGGGCAGCTTTTAAAATGGAATAACGTCAACAGCGAATGGGAGCCTGGTGACATCCTTTTATCTGATCCGTCACCGGCTTTATCTGCCGACCTGGACGTAGTCACTTATTACATTACCACTACGACGACCAACGGCAACATTGAGGTTGCGGCGAATGGAACTGGCTCGTTTGTTGTACGAGGCAACACGAATTCGGGCAAGCTTGTATTGAACTGCGAGACCAATACTCATGGCGTAAGCATCTCGTCCCCTCCTCACTCTGCGGCAGCGACCTACGACTTGGTACTCCCTGGCACGGCGGGAACGGCCAATCAGGTGTTGAAGACCGACGGTTCAGGCAACCTGGACTGGGTTGATCAGACTGCAGGGGTCAGTTCTATTGATGATCTATCTGATGTTGATACAACAACCGTTGCTCCTACGGATGGGCAGGCGCTTGTTTGGGATAACGCCAATAGCCAATGGGAGCCAGGCACGGTTTCAGGAGGAGGAGGGTCGAGTGCAAGATCGACAGTAACCCAGACTACGGCTAGTCTTGCTAATGGCGCGGCTGCAAATGCTACCTTCAGCTCCACCGGTAAGTCTGGTCAGTTTATCAAAATTACGACCGATCGTGCTGCTTGGGTGACTTTGTATAACACTATTGCTGCACGCACAGCGGATTCTTCGCGACTGGAAACAGTCGACCCGACCGCAGGGTCAGGTGTCGTTCTTGAAGTGATTACGACTGGCGCTGACACTGTTCAAGTAACGCCGACCGCTGGCTATTACAATGACGAGTCCACTCCTTTGTCGGAATTGTATGCTAAAATTGTAAACAAGTCGGGAGCAGCCTCTACTGTTCAAGTCGACATAGTCTTGCTACCTTTGGAGGCCTAATAGGTATTCTAGTCCAGCTTTCGCCCGACTATGAACATCCAAGAGGAGTTAAAGTCTGCAGGAGTCTACCCTTCCGGCCCTTGTTCGGCGTGGCCGCAAGAAAGAAATAAAAAACTTTTAAAAATCATTTCGACCAAAAGCCAACCGCAAGAGGTCAAGGTTACATATTCTGACATGGCAAAAAGTGCACTTAGAACACTTGGCCAGGCCGTCAATCACGGAAAAGTATCTTCAGAGATTCGTGAAGAGCGTTACGAGACATGCAAAAATTGCCCCGCTTTTATGAGTGACTCTAAGCGTTGTTCCGAATGTGGATGCTTTATGGAGGCAAAGACTTGGGTTGGGGGAGATCCTAACTCGCTGTGTCCTCTTCGTAAATGGGAGCGCTGATATGACTTTGCCTAATTCTCCTGACTTCAGCAAATGCGATCCAAAGAAAAAATGCGCCACCGGGGAAGTGTATTCTCCTGGTAATGAGTGTACGAGCCCTGGGGTATGGAACCCGGAGACGTGCAATTGCGACGCACCGATTACGTGCATCAGGCCCGGGGAAGAGCCCTTCCTTCGGTATACGCAGACAATCACTTATGTTGATGGTAGTACCTATACAGAAATTGAATCTTATAACGCACCGCTTATCCAAATGCGTGATGGATTCTGTAAAAATCCTGGCGGCAGTAGTAGCTATTTATGTTCTGACCCTCGTATTTTCCCAGGCGCATACTTTAAGGTTAGGTGGTTGAATTACAGAAGAAGAGGAGGAAATACAATTATAAACGACTACTGTTATTTCTACCCCTACCCATCAAGCATTGAGATTGTGTCTATTGTCGTGACGAATGTTGACTCTTACTGCTGCGAATGCTGCGACCCCGGCGATCCGAACCCTTCTGCAGCCGACACTCAAAATTATCAAGATTATCCCTACGACCTTGGCCCCTGATAGGCATACTACCTGCGTAACTTTCAACCAGGCGTGATGCCTGGCTACAGACATGGCTGAAGAGAACCTCCAGCAACCCGCAGCAGAGACTGCCGCACCTGAGGCTCCTGCTCCCGTAGAGGACATGATGCCCCGTTCTGAAGCAGAGAACCTGCTTAAGGCTTTGAAGGCTGAGCGCGAAGCTCGTAAACAGTATGAGCGAGAGGTCAAAGAGACCAAGGCTCACCTGGAGAAGTTCGCGGAAATCAACCCAGAGGAATATACTAAACTGCAACAGGAAGCCGCCGAGGCAGCGCGTTTGCAGGCTCAGTGGGGCGAAGCCCGTGAGGCTATCGAGCAAAAATACAGTGTCCAGGCTCAAGACGCTCGCAAGGAGGCTGAGGCTGCCGTCAAGGCTTTGGCTTCATACAAGAAGCAGTATGCTTTGGAGAAGGTATTTAATGCCGCTGGAGGCCGGACGGACTCTGTCGACGGAGTTTCATTCTTTGACCTGATGGCAGGCCAGCTTGGCGGCAATTTCCGTCAAGAAGTTGACGGCTCTCTTACTGTCGTCGATTCTGCGGGCGACCCTCTCCTCGATAAGGACTCTGGCAAGCGTATCAGCCCTGAAGATTATCTCGCCAGCTACAAGCATCATCCCGTGTTTGGCACCTTCTTTAAAGGCGCAAAGGGCTCTGGTGCTGGTATCGGGTATGGTGGCACGGATTCCAACGGCATGCCTGTTGAGGACTTGACTGGTCTGAGCAACGAAGAAATGTTCAAGCGTGCTTTTGGATAGACTGGTATGACTGGGATCTGGTATACTGTAAATAGTTACTCTATTTGCAATGAAGCAATCTCAGCACCCTTTGTATCGCAGGTGGCGCAACATGAAAGACAGATGCGACTTGCCTTCCCATCGCTCCTACCCCAATTACGGGGGTAGGGGTATTTTTGTGTGCGACAGGTGGAGGGAGTCAGGGGGGAGGGGTAGCCATCAGTGGGCTCCAGGATTCCTCGCATTCCTTGAGGACATGGAATCCACTTTCGAGAAGGGGCTGCAGGTCGAACGCATCGACAACGACGGCCCCTATTCCCCCGAGAATTGCAGGTGGGCTACACCTAAAGAGCAGCAAGCTAACAAGCGTCCCAAACGCAAGTCTGGCACTTACAGGCCTGCCAAGCTCAAGCGAGAACGGGAGCTTCCCCGCTGGGTGTACCAAAACAGGACTGGTGGGAAGTATTACGGACGGGTCGGGCATAAGGGTAAGAATTACAGCACAGATTCCTATACCAATCCTCAGGACGCTTACATTATGGCTTTGGCTCTTCGTTTAGAATTAAGATGGCCCGAAAATCTAATTTAGGTAGAATAGTAGTAGCAACCCAGAAGGGAAACTCTGAGACGGAGTGGACTGGAGGGTGCGATTGTCGAGTTAGTTGTGACAGCTAACTAGACGCTAACACCCAATTCTTTGTTCACTCTTATTAAGGTATTATCATGGCGTTAACGCTGTTAGAAGCACAAAAACACGCACGGACTCCTCAGGAGCTTGCCGTCGTAACCGAACTGGCCGCTGGTCAGCTCATGTCTGTTCTCCCCTTCCGTAGCATCGAAGGTAACGGTCTCTTTTGGAAGCGTGAGGAGAGTCTGCCCGATGTCGGATTCCGTAACTATAACGGCGCCCTGGCTGAGTCTTATGCTGAAGTAAGCCAGCAGTCTGAGAGCCTGAAGCTCTTCGGTGGCGACATCAAGGTTGACCGCGCTATTGTTGAGCTGGAAGGCGCTGAAGCCAAGGCTTATCAGATCCAGTCCCGCGTTCGCGCTATGCGCATGGCTTGGGAAGGTCTGTTTATCAACGGCGACTCCAACCAGGCTCCTTCTGAGTTCGATGGTCTCAAGGCTCGTATCGGCACCGGTTCCAGCCAGTACTTCACCAATGGCACTGGTAACATCAACCTCGACAAGCTCGACGAAGCCATCGACGCAGTGGACGCACAAGGCGGCCGTAAGTACTTGGTGATGTCCAAGTCTGCCCGTCGTGCTCTGAGCCGCCATGCTCGTGCAAATGGTCAAATCGAAATCGCTCGCACTGAGTTCGGTTACCAGCAGCTCGTGTACGCTGGCCTCCCCGTCCTGGAGCTGGACCGCGACAACAAGAACGTTGCTATCCTCGATGGCAATCAAACCAACCAAGACGTCTACGTCGTGTCCTTCGGCAACGATCACCTGACCGGTATTCAGAACGGTGGCGTGAACGTCCGCGAACTGGGTGAGTCCTTCACTCAGCCTCAGATGATCACCCGCGTCGAGTGGTACTGTGGCCTGGCCCTGATCAATGGCCGTGCTGCTGCCCGTCTGGCTGGTATCGACACCACCGCCGCTATCTGATAAAGGTAAATAACCAAGTTTAGTTAAGAGGCCTTTCGGGGCCTCTTTTTTATGAAAAGGTATCCTAGCGCATGAAAGAACTAAAAGTCAACAAGCTGATTTCTTGGGACAGGGAAACGGTCAGACTATTGTCGTCTTACCCTGCTATCCTTGTTGATGTACAATGGGTCCCTGGTAATGGGAACGGGTACCTAAAAGCCTTTCACCCGTCAACAAGAAGACTTGATATTAGGTGGGACGCCACCGGCGCTGTTTCTGGCGTAATTAATGCAAATAGGTTCCAGCAGATCGTAGTAAGCGGGACCATTCTGGAGCTGGTTCCTGATGAAGTAGAGCCAAGGCTTGAGGAATGGGTTGTAGCAATTTCACCCGTAGAAATACGCTATGAAAAGCCCAGGAAGCGCCTCAGAAGGTCTAGGAAGAGAAGAAGGCCTTAGGTAGCCTAGACCAAGTAAAATACACCGCAGGAGGGTGTTCTAGATGGCTGGGACCACGCTAGCAACACGCGGGCTAAATTTGCCCGCCCATGATTACATTTCACTAAATCCGGCAGCTGCACCTTCGAACGGTGACCAGGAGATCACGTACCGCAGGGGAGGAGCCGCTGGTACTGTAGTTGCTGTTCTGACAGTCACTTATGTCGGCGGTGAAGTCTCTGTTGTAGCTAGGAGCTGAATATGCCGTATAAGTTTAATCCGTTTACTGGTACTCTTGACGAAGTTGGCACTGGTGGTGGCGGTGGTACTACCAACCTTGATGGGCTTACTGACGTAACCATCGCCGCGCCAAGTGATTGGGAGGTTTTGGGCTATAACGCAACCTCTGGTCTGTGGGAGAATACCAGTCATATTCATGTCAGTGTTGCTGGCAATCTCTATGTTCATATCAAAAACACTGACTCTGTTCAGCTAGATAAGGGAACTCCTTTCTATATTACAGGTACTGTTGGTGCAAGTGATCAGGTTGAAGTTCAAGCGGCAGATAATACCGATCCCACTAAAGGACCAGCTATCGGTCTAGTAGAAGATAACCTTCCTATTAACGCAGAGGGTAATGGAGTTCTTATTGGCGAGATCTACAATTACGATACCGCTACTCCTGGATGGTCTACTAACGACGCGCTGTATGTCTCTGCGGCAGGAGTCATTACTAACGCACAGCCTGCTAGTGGCTATCGTCAGATTGTCGGTTACGTCGGCAGGGTGCATGCTTCCACTGGTACTATTGTTGTTTTAGGTAACCAGAAGGACCCGGTCGCCGGTAGTGATACCGAGATTCAGTTTAACGACAATGGTGGCTTTGGAGCCAGTGCTGATTTAACCTGGGACGATACCAATAAAGAGCTTGGGGTCGGCGGTGACATCAACCTGGACGACGGCGGCACATTTAGCACCACAGTCCAATCCGTAACACCAACTGCCAACCGCACAATCAGCTTCCCGGATGCAACGGGTACTGTTGCACTGGTTAGCGGTGCCAACGGCACAATCCAGTACAACGACACTGGAACGCTAAAAGGTAACAGCGATTTTACTGTTGACCCGGATTGGAATGATGCTTCGACAGTTTTTACTGGACTGAAGCTGAATGTAACGGATACGGCAAGTGCTGCTGGTAGCAACCTGCTGGATCTGCAGGTGGGTGGGACGAGTAATGCAACATTGATTGCATCGCCAGCAGCGCCTGAGTTTAGAGTTTTTAATCCCGGTTATCCCCAATGGGCATCAGTCGGATGGATTGGTGGGGCAAGATTTGGTTACAACAACAATGGCGCTAGCATTCTCTTTGGTGCTGCTGGTACTGCAACTATTACCGCATCGAATGGAGTAAGAATTGGTGGCGAAAACGATACAATTGTCATACGAGACGCCGCCCACATTCTCGCCCAACGCAACAACACCGCCGCCCAAACCTACAGGCTCTATAACACCTGGGGAAATAGCGGTGTTGACTTTGAGCGCACCTCAATAACCCGCGATTCCAGCGGTCTTGTTATTGATGCACAGAAGGGCGGCACTGGCGTAGATCCAACGAATTTGTTGGATTTGAAGCTGGGTGGGACGACAAAAGCGCATATTACAACCCTTGGTTATCTTGGAATTGGAGCCGGCTTAAACGGTAACAATTTTATTCAAAATGGATTCTCAATAAATGCCGGATTAGCACTAATAGGAAATAACTCTACTGGTGCAAGTAATAATAATTCTTACGGCGCTCTTGTTAGGAGTCCTCAGGTTTGGTTGAACGG